GTCTTCGGTAAATTCGCTCAATTTCATACGACGACCCATAATCATCTCAATCTTTTTAAGGATTGTGGATGCTTTATCTGCTGCATCATCACCAGATGTGAGTTGCGCCCATAGGTTTGCGGCATTGTCACGAACTTCTTTAAAGTCGAGTTTTTCGATTGTAGAGGTGAGTGCTGCGCTGTCAACAACAGTCACTCCGTCTTCCTTTTCGGATTTTTCAATTGCATCGGCAATTGCAGCAACCAGTTCATTATAGCCAAATGGGATTTTTGGTTTCATATATTTAAAACGACTACCCGCGAATAGAGTTGGTGTTTCTCTTGTATATAGATAACGATGTGCAACACCGTCTTCCCATTCGGTTCCAATATAACCGATAATATCTACGATACCGTTACAAATTTCGGCCGCGCGCTTTGGAAGGTCGGGATAAATAATCTCAATTTCACTTCCGTCTGCGTTCTTTTCAATGCGTGAAGCATTATGAGCAATAAGTACAACACCATAGCCCATCATTGTAATTTTTCTCAAAGAGCTTTCAAATTCTTTCTTTGCGGCACTATATCCACCACCCCAAGGGATGTCAGCAATTTTTTGTACGCCATTCTGACGACAAATAAACTGTTCACACTGGTCCCAAGCAATAGATACAGTATCAATTACAATTGTACTATAAAGTTCTTTTGCTTCTGGCTTTTCAAGCTGTCTTAAAACAGCTTTAAAGTCACTCCAACTATTGATATCTTGAGCCATAACACCACCCAAGCCATTATAACCACGCTCGAAGGCGCATAGAAGCGCCTTCGGGAATGAAGCAGCGGCGGTAGTCTTTCCGCTCTTTTCCTTTCCATAAATCAGCACGTATTTACCTTTAAGGTCACGACTGATTACAGAGGGTTTGATACTGAAAATATCTACAGCCATGATTTAGACCTCCTTAGAAGCCCAAATCAAACTGCTGCTTTGAAGTCGTATTAGCGGGTGCAGGAGTTGACTTCATAGTAGGCTTATCCTTCAAAGACTCAATATAAGCCTTGTGCTCTTTAAGAGCGGCTGCGAGTTCAGCTGGCGCGAAAGCCATATCATCTTCCATAGGAGCCTGGGTTCCCTTGGTAACGATAAGCTCGCTAATGGTCTGAGTACGCACAGTAACATCGTCGTCACCAAAGTCATACTCTTGAACAACCTCAACAGTCTTAGTAGAGAAGTTCAAACGACCTTTTGCACTATAAGTCTTACCATTCTCCCAATAGGAGGTAATGGCATCAATTACCTTAGGATTGGTTGCATACATCTCGATAGTATCGAGCTTTCCACCGTACTGAGGAACAAGAGCCTTAATACGAAGCTTCTTAGGCTCTACCTCGACACCTTCATCATCGGTGACAAAATCAAGAGAAGAAACTGCAAACTCAAGAGAGAATGAAGCTTCGGGTCTGAAGTCACCAGTAGCTTTAGAGATGAAGGAAGCATTAATACGTGGGAAAGATACAAACTGACCCTGCGCGTTGTAGTACTCATTCATGCGAATACTGCCATTGGTAATGCGCACTCTGTCTGCGCCGGCCTCTCCGCCCGCAGCGGCGATAGAGACATAACTATTCATTACCTGCTCAATGTTTTCATAGGCAGGGTTAAGCTTACCGGAATTGGTAAACTTGGAAGCAAACATATAAACAGGAATTTCAAGGGTCTGATTTTCACCATTGATGGTCTGGTCTACCTTGATTTTAATATGACCGCCGATATTATCGACAGAAGCACCGGTATTCTTGTTTACATATGAGCCATACTTAAGAACGATTTCTGATAGGATTCCTTCTATTCTTACTCTGTTTTCTGCTTGTCTTAACATTAATTCTTTTCTCCTAGATTATAAGTTTTTTTGTGATGTTTTTTAGGGAGTCTTTCGGCTCCCAAATTAGTTATTACTCTTCGCCCTGGACAAAGCTCATGCCAGCGTCAGTAAGCTGAACGTAAGTGAGAGGCTTATCCTCACCCTCAACTTCAACCTTTTCGCGAACGGCATACTCATGCTTTACGAGGCTATTTACACGTGCGGTGATGGAAGCAATCTTTTCGCAACCAAGTGCAACCCTCATTTCCTCAGTAGTAGCGCGGCCGCCATGTGCCTGTAGATACTCAAGAGCCTCAAAAGTCTTTTCAGTTAACTTAGCCATAATTTTCAATCTCCTTTTACATTAAATAAATTTTTATATTATAAGGCGGCTGACCTTATATACATTGTTAATAAAAAGTAATAAATTTGTAATTTTTTTG